CTACCACAAATTAAAAGATCACCCGTACCTCGTCCGTTCCAACTCCTCCAACCTGCTGGGATCATTGACCGACTCAATCCTGTTCCCCGTGCTGGCATTCGGAGGATTCCCCGTTTGGATCATTGCAGGACAGTTTGCAGCAAAGTGTGTGGGTGGATTCATCTGGAGTCTGGGAATCAACAAGCTCCGCACAGCAGAATGATTCACTATCACGGGACGAGAATTGCCGCGAGTGATGATCAGGTCACAAGGATTTTGAAGTCCAGACATGCCTGTGTGTCCTATGCGGATCTGTCACAGTTGTCAATTGTGCAAGAGGTTTGTCAGTCGTGGATGCTGGACAATGGGGCCTACAGTTTCTGGAACTCTGGCAAGACCACAGACTGGGAAGACTACTACAAGTTTGTCAGTGATCTGAAGGACCCGTGCTGTGATTTCTGGATCATTCCCGATGTGATTGATGGGACAGAAGATGAGAACAATGAATTGATTGAGAACTGTCCGTTGCCTGGAGGGACTCCAGTTTGGCATTTCAACGAATCACTGCAGAAGTTGGAGTGGTTGGCAGAACAATTTGAGAGAGTTTGTATTGGGACAACGGCAGGTTTGTCCCCAAATTCAGAGAATTATTGGGTTCGACTGCACCAGGCCCTTGACCGCATCACAGACAAGGACGGGAAGACTGCAATCAAACTACATGGATTACGGGCTTTACATCCAGAAATTTTCTGCAAGGTTCCCTTTGCATCCGCAGACTCTACAGCCGTAGGTCGGAACTTGAGTTTGAGCAGCAACTCCATTTTCAACAACTCCTCAACATTTGACAAATTGAGCATTCATGGCAGAGCAATGGTTTTGATAGATCGGATTGAATCGTTCAATGCTCCGAGGCATTGGGACCGTAATCACTCCAGTGTCCAGCTTGATTTATTCGGAGCACCCTAATGCAACTCAGTGAACTGATCCTGACCTACGAACGGCATCCAGATCTCTTTGTCGAGGACCTCTTGGGCGTGACCCCCCAGGACTGGCAGCGGGAGGTGATGTCTGCCGTGGCAAAGGGACAGCGGAGGTGCAGCATCCGCTCTGGGCATGGAGTCGGAAAATCATCTTGTGCCAGTTGGCTCATGATCTGGTTCCTCCTGACAAGGTATCCGGTAAAGATCGTGGTCACAGCACCAACGGCATCGCAGTTGTTCGATGCTCTCTTTGCAGAGTGCAAGCGCTGGATCAAGGAACTCCCCACCCCAATCAAATCGTTGCTGGAGATGAAGTCCGACCGGATTGAGCTGGGTTCTTCTCCGACCGAGGCATTCATCTCAGCCCGAACGAGCAGATCCGAATCCCCAGAATCCCTGGCAGGAGTCCATGCAGATCATGTGTTGCTGGTGGTCGACGAGGCATCTGGAGTACCGGAGTCGGTCTTTGAGGCAGCCTACGGATCGATGTCTGGGAAGGACGCCACAACAATTTTGCTCGGCAACCCCACCCGATCATCAGGGTATTTCTACGAAACGCACACAAGACTGCGGGACAGTTGGTGGACAAAACAGGTCAGTTGCTTGGATTCTCCCCTGGTCTCTCCAGACTTCATCCAAGAGATGGAACTGAAGTACGGTGCCCAGAGCAACGCGATGAAAGTGCGAGTATATGGTGAGTTTCCAACTGCCGAGGACGACACCCTGATCTCTCTGCATGCAGTCGAGCAGGCATCCAAGCGAGTAGTCGAACAACCGGAGGGAACCCCCGTAGTCTGGGGCCTGGATGTCGCACGGTACGGAGATGATGCGAGTGTCCTCTGCATCCGCCAGGGCAGACACCTCATCGAACTGCACAGCTGGAAGAAACTCTCATTGATGGAACTGTCAGGACGGGTGCTGGATCTCCTGAACAGTGCAGACGAACCTCCAGAGGAGATCCTGGTGGACAGTATCGGATTGGGGGCAGGAGTGCTGGACCGACTGCGGGAACTCGACATCAGTGCCAGAGGGGTGAACGTCTCAGAGAGTCCAGCAATGGCAGACCGATATGCCAATCTCCGTGCAGAACTCTGGGACTTGACGAAGCAATGGTTCAGCGAGGAGGTGCAGATCCCGAATGATGACAGTCTGATTGCAGACCTGACGGCCCCACGATACTCGTTCAATTCATCGGGGAAGATGATCGTGGAATCGAAGGCCGAGACCAAGAAACGTCTGGGCAGATCGACAGACTTTGCAGATTCGTTGGTGCTGACCTTTGCGAGTACAGCAGCAGGCGCATCTGGGCAATACCGGAGGAAGAAGAGAGGCCGCAGAAGGAATGTGGGAGGAGTGGTTTGAGTTCCAACTTTTTCCAACCAAATTCCAACTAAATCCCCCAGTAATTTATACATATATATATAGGAGCAATTGGAATGGTCCTTTCTGACGAGAAACTGATGGAATTGATCCACTCTGGCTACATCCCTTCAGATGTCCATTTGGGGCCCTGTTCTGTGGATCTGACTCTTGCCGAGGACTACCTGGTGCCGCACTTGCCGGAAGATCGTCCCTACCTCACAATTACGGAAGACTACCCCCACAAGTTGGCCCCAGTTGAGACCTTTGTTCTTTACCCACAGAAGTTTGTGTTGGCCTCAACGAATGAACTGATCAAGATTCCAGATCACATGTGCGCAGTCGTGCATGGGAGATCGAGTGTGGGACGTCTGGGCATCCAGGTACAGAATGCAGGTTTCATTGATGCTGGATTCACCGGACAGATCACCCTCGAGCTGGTGAACCAATCCAATGCTCCAGTGTTGCTGAAACCCAACATGCGAATCTGCCAACTGGTGATGCACAATCTACATGGACAGTCGAAGAGACCGTACCGAGGGAAGTACCAGGGACAGGTGGGTCCCACTCCATCGCGGATCAAGGAGGACGAAGAATAACACACATTTAACTTGCATCTCCTGCAAAACCTTGCTGCAGTTTCCGGTAATCTGAGTAATCCGAATTATCTGGAGACAGATGGCAATTACTTACCGAAACGAACGGTTTGCTGGGTACAACAAGGCCAAGCGAACCCCCTCCCATCCAAAGAAATCCCATGCGGTGCTTGCCAAGGAAGGAGACACCGTCCGCTTGATCCGCTTTGGACAGCAGGGAGTCCAGGGTGCAGGGTCCAATCCCAAGACTAAGTCGGAGAAGGCCCGTCGAGCATCCTACTATGCCCGTCACAACGCCCAGGGCAAACCGACCTCCAAACTCTCTGCAAAATACTGGTCGCACAAAACAAAATGGTGAAATGAAACCAGGACTCTACGCAAACATCCACGCAAAGAAAAAGAGAATCGCAGCACAGAAAGCTGCAAAGAAGGCAGGCAAAAATGTGAAAGTGGAGAGAATGCGAAAACCTGGATCTGCAGGCGCACCAACGGCAAAGGCATTCAAACAATCCGCAAAAACGGCAAAGAAGAAATAAATGGCTGAATCCCCCACCCCGATGACTGCAGAAGACCTCAAAGCCTGGATTGCTGGCACGATCCAAGACTCTGTGGACCACATTGACGATGAGGTCTCACCAGTCCGTGCCTCTGCATTCCGGTACTACCTCGGTGCCCCGTTCTCTGACAGTGGAGACTCACCTGCAGAAGAAGATGGCAGATCTCAGGTCGTCAGTCGGGAAGTCCATGATGCTGTACACTCGATGCTCCCCTCTTTGATGCGGGTCTTCTTCAGTCATGACAAATCCTGTGAGTTCATCCCACGAGGACCTGAAGATGTCGCAGGTGCCGCACAAGCCACAGAGTTAGTCAGTTGGTATTTGGAACAGAGCAATGCCTACAGTGTCTTTGCAGATGCCATCAAAGATTGTCTGATCAAGGGCGAAGGCATCATCAAGGTTTGGCACGAGACGCAGTACGACATTCAAACACGAGAACTGCAGGGCTTGGACGAGCTGCAGATCGGTCTGTTTGTGCAGGAAGGATATGAGGTTACGTCAAGCGAAGAGTTGGAAGATGCTCCAGGTTTGTATTCGGTCGTGCTGACGAAGCGAACTCCACGGGGCAAGATCCGGCTGGAGTGTCTTCCACCAGAAGAATTTTTGATCAACAGAACAGCTACCTCCTTGGATGATGCCAAGATCGTCGCGCACCGACAACTGCTGAGAGTCGGAGACCTGGTTGAACTCGGCTACCCCTACGAAACGATCATCGAGTACAAAGGATACGAGGATGATTTTAGATCAAACGAAGAATGGAATCTGAGGCACCCGAACTGGCGGGAAGAGGACGACACCGACAGTGACCCTAGCAATCGATTAGTCCAGTACGTTGAGAGTTTCGTGCGTGTCGATGCCGACGGAGATGGAGTGCCGGAACTGCGGAGGATCTGCACGATCGGCAACGCTCATGAGATCATCATGAACGAACCTGTCGATTCTCACCCTTTCCTCTTGATCCGCAAAGATCCCTTACAGCACACCTGGAGAGGCATGTCTCTCTATGATGAACTCGCAGACATCCAACGGATCAAGAGTGCAGTGATGCGGAACATGCTGGACTCTCTGTCTCTGTCCACCAGGCCAAGGATCTCCTATCTGGAATCTGCTGTGGACTGGGAGGATCTGGCGAATGACGAGGTCGGGGCACTGATTCCAATGCGACAGGCAGGCGCAATCCAGATGCTGGAAATGCCCTTTGTCGGAGCAGCCGCATTCCCTTTGTTGCAGTATTTGGATCAAGTCAAGGAGACCCGCACAGGGATCTCCAAGGCATCCCAAGGTCTTGATGCCGAGCATCTCCAGTCCACCACGAGCATTGCCGTTTCAGCAACACAGAAGGCAGCCCAGGCAAGGTTGGAACTGATCGCCCGAAACATTGCCGAGTCTGGTTTCAAACCGTTGTACAAGAGACTGCTGCAGCTCACCTTGTTGCACATGGACCAACCGACCGTCATGAGACTGCGAGGTGAATTCGTCCAGGTCGATCCCCAGAGTTTTGCAGACTACGATGTGCTGATCACCCTCCCACTGGGACGAGGATCTGAAGAAGAGAGACGCCAAGCACTGCTGGGACTGCTGGAGAAACAGGAGATGCTGATTGCCCAGTACGGACCCATGAATCCGATCGTCGGACCAGAACAGTATTACCAGACTTTGCAACGTCTCTTTGCAGATCAAGGACTGGGTGCCGAGGCAGGATCATACCTCCGTCCTCCACAGCAGATGCAAGCTCTCTTGCAACAACAAATGCAGCAAGTGATTGCACAACAGAACGAAGAACCAAAACCCTCACCAGAGGAGATGCTGGCTCAGGCAGAGATCCAGAGGAAACAGCTCGAGGTTGCCCAACGTGCCGAGGAGATGAAACGAGAGGACGACAGGAAGAGGGACGAGATGGAAGCAGAACTCTTCCTCAAATTGAAGGAACTCTCCTTCAAGTACCAGCAACCGATTGATGCCTCCCCACTGCTGGATGCCCTGACCCGAAACCGTGAGCTGGAACGAGTGGACCAGGTGAGACAACAGCAGTTGTACGAACAGCAGTTCCAGGCACCTCAACCCCCACCAGGACAGATGCCCGCATGAGACCTCAGAGGTACGGATCTAGACGAAGAGCAGTACAACAACAACCAGGTCTGCTGGATGACTGGGAACTGCTGGACTATCTGGGTCTAGTTGCTCCCATGATGCCAACTGCCTTGCTTGGAGATCCTTTCAGTCCAATAGAAGCAATGGCAGGAGAAGACTCTGACATCAAACGATATCAACAGAATTATTTTGATATTACTCAAGGCAATCCTGCTCGGTACAAAGACTTGCCTATCTTTAATCCTGCAGATTATCCAGGGAAGACTATTGCTCCAATCAAGGCAGATTTGACGACTGGAGGGAAGACTTACACAGGGATTGACTCATCTAAGATTGACGATCCTGTCCCGATGATGGGTGGCCCTGAGTATGTGGTTGAACCTGGCAGAGAGTCTTTACTATTCCCTGAAGAGGCAATTGCAAACAGTAAAAGCAACACAACCTCTATGTGGGCATCAAGTCCTAAAAAAGCATTGTTAGGAGGGCAAAGTAAATTACCTCCAACAAAAGGAGGTGCTGACTTTGTGACTGTTCATGCACTTAGTCAGGATGCTCATAAATCTAATCAATCATTGATGGACAGCACATTACGGACTGTTGGTGCATATGTCCGAGATGGACGGATTAGTCCTAATGATATTGTAGAATTGAACAAATTGATCCGAGTCCAAGTGCCAGACTTCCCTGGGTTAGAAGACCCCAGTTCATATGAAAAAACGGGACAGATGACCTTTGACCAACGTGCAAAAATTTTGAACATTTTGGCAAAACCAGGTGCTGAGAAATACAACGTTCCGCCAATTTCAAAAATTTTAAATGAAACTCGAAGTGCGGAATTTCATGGAACTAGAAAGAATCAACCGATGCTTGTCTTGAAACCACATCGAGACGCACAAGGCAACTTGATTCCTTTACGATTAGGTCGAGACACAGAGGCACTGCACAACTCTTACGGTAAGGGGTTCGCAGGCGAGGTCGTTGGACGATTTGCAGCACCCGTTGCTCCAGATGCCTTGTATCCAGATTTTTATCGAGAAAAACGATCTGCAGGTAAACTAGACAAAAATATTGATTGGGAATTGGCCGACAGGTCTCAACCTGTTCAGACGATCAATCAAGAAGTGATCAGTAGAACAAGAGCAACACCTTATCAATATATACGCTCACCACGACAAGCAGAGTTGGCAATTGAGGCAGGTCTAGGAAAATTCCGAGATTCAAAGGCCAAGGTAGATGATGGAGGAGTTTCTCCTGCAGATTTTTCTCGCCAGTTGCGATCTTCTCCAGCATCTGCGGCACTAACACAATATTCAGAGAAGGATCTGAATAAAAAAATAAAATCTGGGGAGATGGAACTTTTCCAATTAGGCAAGGATTCTAAAATTGGATTCGGTCTGCAGTATGGTCAAAGTTATTTAAATGATTACGGTTTTGATTCTCCGGTTTTGTCTTCTGACGATGTGCGGATTGTTTCTGTGTTCAACAACGAACCTGGGGCAAGTGGGGTAGGAGGACCAGGCACAATGTTAAAGGCGTTGTCAAAAGGTGGGAATGTCCTTGATGCCTATGCAGTCCCAACACCAGAGAACCCGTCAGGGTTCCTTCCTAAAGTTTATGAAAAGTTTGGATTTTCTGAAGTTGGCAGAATCCCATTTAGTCGAGAATTTTTCATTGAGGACATGGAGAAAGCTGGAAAAAATGGGAAACAAGCGTATAATGATTTAGTAGAATTTTGGTTAAGCACTGGCTGGAATCCCACAATGGGAGAACCAGACATTGTGATCATGAAATATACTGGAGATCCAGATGTTAGATCAAACCCAGTCCGAGAATTTTTTGAACAGGGTCGTCTCGGTGTTAGGTCTGGAAGAACAAGGATCAACACCGCAGCAGTGGCGAGTGTTGGTGGACGAGTTGGAGGATTTGCTGGAGACACGGTCACCGGATCAAATATCCGACCAGATGATCCAAGGATCATGGAAGGTCGCAACCCACCTGCATCCCGTGGACGGTTCCCTGCGTTATTAGATGAGATCATTAACCTCTCCAATCAAGATGTTTACAATCTTGGCCTAGATAAGTACGACGTTAAAGCCCTTAGAAACAAATTAACTTCCTTGCTTTTTTAACTAAAAAGGCAGGGATTTTTGCGTTCAAAATTTAAGGAACCCATGCCCAACCCGATGAAATTCAAACCCTGTCCCACCTGCCCAGCACCAAAGGTCTGTGCAAAACTCGGCAGGTGTATCAAACAACAGAAAGGCAGAAGATGAGTGACCCTACAATACGCATAGGTGATGCTGCCAAGAAAATCCTGCAGGAAGATGCCGTGAGGCAAGCATTTGACGATCTCAAGTCTGGCCTAGTCCAGCAATGGATTTCCGGTAAGACTGCAGAAGATCGAGAGCACTGCTGGTATGCGTATCATGCCGCAACCAACCTGCAGAACGAACTGAACGCCCAGGTCCAGCGGAGTATCCGCAGGAAGAAACAAACCAAAACAGAGGAGTGATTTAGATGAGTGAATATGCGGATTCCGTGAATGTCCCAGCAGAGACTGACGGAGCACCCCAGACCCCTGATATGTTGGTAGCTGACAAGTTCGATGATTTACTTGGCACTCGACCAAACCCGCAGACCGAAGAAGTTGACGAACCTCAAGACGAGTACGAAGACGATGTACAAGACACACAAGAAGAAGAACAAGAAGAAGTAGAGGTCCAAGCAGAACCTGAACTCTACAAAGTAATCATTGATGGGGAGGAGGTCGAGGTCTCCCTCGATGAGCTGCAGAAGGGATACAGCAGACAGAGTGACTATACCCGCAAGACCCAGCAACTCGCACAGCAAAGAAAAGAGGCCGAGGCACTGCAACAGGACTATGCTCAACGGGTTCAGCAACTCAATCAGTTTGCCCAACAGATTCAGCAGCAACCGGACATCCCAGAACCTGCTTGGACTGCAGATCCACAAGCCTGGGAACGTCTGCGACACGAAGATCCAGTTCAGTTTGTGCTTGAAAAGGATGCAGCACGGGACCGACAGTTGGCACGACAGGAACGTGCCCAGCAGATGCAGTACCTGCAATCAGAACAACAGCAGTTGCAACAGCAACAGTTTGCCCAGCATCTCGAAACCGAACGACAGAATCTGTTGGAGTTGATTCCAGCATGGACCGATAAAGAGACCGCAAAGACCGAGAAGGCCGAGATCCGTAAGTTTGCTCAAGAGAAATTTGGTCTGACCGAGCAAGACCTCTCTGCAGCATACGACTCCCGCCTTGTCGCAATTTTGTACTCAGCCTGGCAAGCGAACAAGACTACCTCGCAGGCCAAGCAACAACTGAAGAAGAGTCCTGAATCGACTGTGAAAACAGCACCGAAGATGGGCCGGAATTTTACCCCAACCGATGAAGGTGCATCACGACTCAAAAAGTCAATGCAACGCCTACAGAAGTCTGGGAAGAACCAAGACGCAGTTGCAGTGTTTGATGCGTTATTGCGTTGAACCTGCAAATTTTTTTGCCCAATATGGGTAATCTAGATTATTGGAGTAAGTCACAATGGCACTTCTAACGAATGCCTCCACCTCGTATGACATTAAGGCGTCGGGAACCGAGGAGGATGTAATTGATATTAAAGAGATTGTTTATAACATCTCTCCCACTGAGACCCCATTCGTCAACAGTGTAGGGACCCGCAACGTCTCAAACACCGTCTTTGAGTGGATCACAGAAGAGTTGTCCGCAACCTCAACCACAACCGACCTGGAAGGGGATGCCATCAGTGCAGCAGCAGCCTCACTGACCACCCGAAACAGCAACGTCTGCCAAATCATGTCGAGGGCAGTAGCTGTGACAGGGACTCAGTCTGCGATCAAACTCTACGGTGAACGACTTGCCGCTTAACTAGGGAACTAGTTATGAAAAACTCCGTGAATTGCTGGGAAGTCCAGACCGGACAATCAGCAGCCAAGCCCAGAAATGGGAAGGTTCAACGACTAGCCGAAAGGCGTACACTCAAGCGAGTGGAAGTGCGGAGCACCCTGATCGGGTGAAGATATAGTCTGAACTGCCTGGGAACAGGTAGCAGTCCCGAATGGGACGGGTCAGGGAGTAGCGAACCTGATTGAACATATTGAAGACATCGCAGATGGCCCATCAGATGGCAAGACGCACCAAGGAACTCAAGCGCAGTGTCGAAGCGGCACTCTTGAGCAACCAGGCCCGCAACAATGGTGCTGCGGCAACAGCCCGAACGAGTGCAATGATTGGTGCCTGGTTGGACACCAACACCGACTTTGATGGTGGTGGTGCAGATCCGGTGACTCCAGGCTCAACAGCCCGAACGGACTCTGGAGTTCAGCGAGCATTGACTGCCTCAATCATCAACACGGTGATGCAATCGTGCTACACGGAAGGCGGTGAACCAGATCGCTTGATGGTCGGACCTTTCAATAAGACCGTGGTTTCAACATTGACCGGACGATCTATTGCCCGTGAGATGATTGATTCCAACACTGCTGGTAGCAACGTAACCGTAAAATGTGCGGCCTGATCTGGGAACAGATCAGTGAAGAACCCTGTGAATTGCTGGGAACTCCCAAGCGGACAATCAGCAGCCAAGCCCAGAAATGGGAAGGTTCAACGACCATTCCGAAAGGAAGTAGGATCAAGCGATCCGAAGCGCAGGGCACCCCGAACGGGTGATGAGATGGTCTTCTCTTTACAGCAATGTAAAGCAGTCCGAAAGGACGGGTTGGTTTTAGCGTAACTAACTGAAAATAAAGGATTTGCTACAGACTTTGGAGACCTACAGGTCATGCCAAATCGATTCCAGCGAGAACGTGACGCTTTCTTGATCTCGCCAGAGTATGCCAAGGTTTCCTACTTGAGAAATTTCCAGGTCAGTACCCTCGGAAAGACTGCAGATGCTGAGACCAAGCACTTGGTGGTCGAAATGGGTCTGGAGATGACTCAGGAAGCAGCTCATGCTGGGATCTTTGATCTGACCACTTCCTAATCCTTAATAAAACTGCAGGTTTTTAGAATGCTGACCAAACAGATTTTAGATCATACGGGCAACATCATGAGTGAATTCATCGTCGATGAAGTAGACTCACGAAACCTGCAGATTCACCATAAGGTCACGCAGGATGTTGAGCCAACATTGAAGTTAGCCAAGGTCCTGCGTGACAACCAGCACCTTGATAATTTTGCAAACAAAGATTCCGGCTGGAAGAGAGTTGCCGAGATTCCCAGAGTTCTCTACGACCAACTCGCGCAGCAAGGGATCACCAGGGACAAGAAGAAGTTCAGAGCATGGTTGAATGATTATGCCAATCGTCCATTCCGAGTTTGGGAGGGACACCTATGACGTTCGATGAATTGAAATCCAACATCGCAGACTGGCTCAATCGAACGGATCTGACCTCGGTCATCCCGACCTTCATCACCTTGGCGGAAGCCAGGTTGAACCGACAGCTCAGGACGACCAATCAGTACACTCGTGCAGACATCTCAACGAGTGATCAGTACCTCTCGATGCCCTCCGACTTCCTAGAGATGCGGCATCTGCGGATGACCTCCCCGAAAGAACGGGACCTGGTGGAAATTGCAGCTCATTCGATCAATGAGTACACCGACACTAATTTCATTGCAGGACTGGCAGACTCGTATCCCAGATATTTTGTCTACGGCAATGCCTTGCGGATCATCCCCACCCCTGCAGAGTCGATCACCTACGAAATGTTTTACTACGCCAAGATCCCCGCACTGAGTACAACCAATACAACGAATTGGGTCAGCACCTCTCACCCAGACGCATATCTCTACTACAGTTTGATGCAGGCCGCACCGTATCTGGGAGAGGATGAACGGATCGGAGTTTGGGCACAGCAGGCAGAACGTGCCGTTGCTGAGATCCAGGCATCAGATGACCGAAGGAGAACGAAGGGGTCACGGCATAGTCTGAACTTCCAGGCCATGTCATGAGCACCTCGATCAAATATGGGACGACCAGGTACGGGATCGGACCCTATGTCAAACGGTTTGAGTTTGAACCTGAATCAGATCCGACTACGGATTGGACAGACCGAGCAGACACCACTGCAGAGATTTGGACGAAACGACCGGATACACAACCAGAAGATTGGGTAAGTTATGGCTCTAAGTGATTCCCCTCCTACCACTACTCAGTATTCGATCACGCTTCCTGAAGTTGGGAAGAATAAAAACAACTGGGGTGTAATTTTGAATGCTGCAATTGAGTCTGCAGCATCAAATCTGAAGAACGTGGATGACACCCTTGGAGACGCGGCAGACTCCGCGACTCCATCCTTGGCCTATCAACTGACTCAGGCAGTCACCAATGCGAGCACTGCTGCTTCCAACTCTGCAACTGCAATTACGGTTAGTAGTAAACTCACAAATAATGCCCTCGTTGCACTCACGAATGATGTGAACACAGCAGTGACCAATGCCGCGACTGCGTCCAGTAACGCAAGTGCTGCCAAGACTTCGGCAGATGCTGCACTGGTTCTCGCCAATGACGGATATTACGCAGCAAACTGATGCCAACAACCAGCAGTTTCTACACAGATTTAGAGTACCCAACGGTCAACCAGGATGGTGACACCTGGGGCACTCTGACGAATGAATATCTCGATGGGTTGCTGACGAAACTCAAAAATCTGAGTGATCGGATCAATTCGGCAGGAGTGGGTTCAGATAGTGATCTCTCTCAGATCCTCAGAGACATTTCTCAGTATGAGAACATCAATGCCAGTATTCCGACAACGGTCAAATCTCTATTTGGCATCATCGACCTCAAGGCAGCAGATACCTATTCTTACGCAACTGCCTGGAATGCGACCTACGACAGTTATCTGCAGGGATTCAGTCTAGTCCCTCCAGGTTCTGCTGCGGCAGTGCAAAGTTTTGACTACGACCTGCTGGCAGAAAAACTCAGACCCTTTGTTACCCAGGCAGAAAATAATATCTCTCAGGCGAACTCAGACATTGCGCATGTCAATGCGATCTTGGCACGACTGGCTGCAGGTGCCACTCTCCAACCTGTCTACATTCCCATCATTGGGGATTCTGGAGTTTCAGGGCAGTTGACGATCACAAAAAACGCAAACGGTGCTCAGGAGAATATGAGCTTTGAACCAGATTCTGGTGATCACACCAACTGGCTGAATGCAACTTCCACTTTATTGGGAATTGGAGCAGGCACTGCCAATTCCAGTGATGCGACGAATGTCACCATTAGTTATGGAACCCTGATGTTCACAGAAGATGGATATGCCCTGCAAGAAACCTTTTCCGCCAGCACAGCACTGTTCACGATCACCGAACTCTCAGGGTTTACTGTGGTTGGGACAAATAATTATTCTGTGCCTGGAGTGGAATCAGGAGCATTGACGGATTGGACGAACACAGCTGGATTAAAACGAGTTCGATTTGCCTTCAATGGGCAACCGAACACTGGGGATCTTTCGGCAGGACAATCGAAGACGGTCTCCGCCTCTTTACGAATGAGACAGTATTCTCAGAGGTATTTGTACTGATGGCAAATTTTACAGAAACGACGAACTACAGTTTCAAGAAACCCACAGTTGGAGCAGACACAGATCAGTGGGGCACGCACCTCAATGAGACCATCGACGGTGTCGATTCTCAACTGAAAACCCTGGCAGATTCGATCACATCCCAGCAGTTGGAACAGTTGGGGAACGTGGTCAATGTGACTCCGGTCGATGATCAGTTTCTCAGGTACAACGGAACAAATTGGACTGCTGAAACCGTCACGATCCCCGATCTGCTGAATGACCTCTCAAATGTTTCAGGGACCCCCTCCTCTGGGGATGTCCTAACGTACAACGGTTCTGCCTGGGCACCTGCCTCCGTCACCTCGGCAGCAGTCACAGATGGTTCTGTGACAAATGCCAAGCTGCATCCATCGTTGCAAACAGTAATTGGTAGGATCTTGGTGACAGATGATGATGACAGTCCTACCGATAATCAGATTCTGGTCTACAGCACTTCAGATGCTGAGTGGCAGTATGCAGATCAGGCTGGTTCGACACTCCAGACGTTGACGGATGTCAGCACGACAGGTCTGAGTGATGGGGATCTGATGAAGTATGACGGGACTGCAGGAGAGTTTGTTTTTATCGATGCAGCAGCTGCACGGACTTTGTTATCTGTAGATGTGAGTGGAACAGACAACTCTACCCCTGTGACCTTGAATGACAACTCTCACGACTACCTGACTCTCAGTTCGCAGCAAATCACCCTCGGCCCGATTGTATTGACGGATGACGTTTCAGGGACTCTCCCCATTGCAAATGGAGGGACCTCGGCAAGCACTGCTTCCGGTGCCAGGACTGCTCTAGGACTGGGAGGACTCGCAACTCAGTCCACAATCACAGAATCGCAGATCAGTGACCTGCAGTCCTACATTACTGCGAGTTCGACTGACACCCTGACGAACAAGTCTGGCAACATTTCCCAGTGGACGAATGATTCTGGGTATCTCACAGCAGAAACAAATGATCTGACCAACGTCTCAGGGACCCTCGGAACTGGAAATGGGGGAACAGGACTGACAGCAATCGGGACTGCAAACCAGGTCCTGGCAGTCAATAGTGGTGCGACTGGACTAGAGTTCCAAACGATCTCCATTACTGAATCCCAGATTTCGGATCTGCAGAGTTATCTGACTGCCGAGGTAAACGATCTGAGTTCATCTGTGACTTGGGCCAATGTCCCAGATGCAAATATCACCCAATCCTCAGTAACTCAACACCAGGCTGCACTCTCCATCACAGAATCCCAAATCAGTGATTTACAGAGTTACTTGACTGCTGAGAGTAATGATCTTAGCAGTGTGGTCACTTGGGCAAACGTCCCTGATGGGAACATTACCGAATCCTCGGTCACCCAGCATCAAGCTGCACTATCAATTACTGAATCACAGATCAGTGACTTGCAATCCTACTTAACTGCCGAGGTAAACGATCTCGGAACAGCAGTGACAGGCACACTTGGGACAGCAAACGGTGGGACAGGACTGACTGCGATTGGGACATCAGGTCAAGTGCTAAAGGTCAACTCTGGCGCAACTGCTCTGGAATTCGCAGATGAATCAGGTGGGGGCGGAATCACAACAGGAAAGGCAATCGCAATGGCAATCGTATTTGGATAAAAAATGGCAGCACCTAATATTGTTTCAGTTGGTACGATCACAGGGAAAACGGCAGTCCAGGCAATCGGGACGAGTGCCACGGCAATCGTTACGAATTCAGCAGCATCTGGAAAAGTTTTCAAACTAAACACATTACTAATCAGTAATGTCGATGGATCTGCGAGTGCAAATGTGACGGTCGATCTGTACAGATCCAGTACGGCTTACCACATCATAAAATCTGCACCCGTCCCTGCAGGTTCAACTCTGGATATTTTAAGCACTACGAGTGTGTACTTGGAAGAAGGGGATGCCATTCGGCTAACTGCCAGTGCTGCTAGTGATCTGGAGGGGATCGCTAGTTACGAGGAGATTTCAGAATGAGTTACATTGGGGGAAATACCAATCCAGGTAATTATATCGGCAGTCATCCGGTTATAGGTATCGCCAGCAGCTTTCCGAGTTTCCGTAATCGGATTATCAATGGCAATCTAAGCAACCCAATCAACCAACGAGGTGCTGGATCAATAACTGCGTCAACAGGCTATACTTATGATCGTTGGTACTACGATGGATCAACTTATTTGTATCAGGCCATTGAAGACAAAAACGTCAACAATGGGACGTATGTAATTAGTTGGGAAGGTTCTGGAATCAATGCTGCGTGGAAGGTTTCCACAGACACTACTGCTAATAACGGCCCAGATGCTACTTCTGGATTCACAAGCGTTTCCAATGGTGGAACATTTACGGTGAATGAAGGCACAGAATACAGTAAGCATTTGTGGATAAGATTCGATGGAACACTAGCCAATCTAGATAAAGTAATGGTGGAAGAAGGCACAGTCGCAACTCCTTTTGAGCATCGGCCCATTGGGACAGAGTTGGCGTTGTGTAAACGTTATTACCAGAAATCATTCGCATTAACTCAGACTCCAGCACAAAACGACTCAAATAATCATTTCAATTTTTCTCTCGCAGCAGATGGTGCTAGCAATGGCACTACATCGTATATTTTCCCCGTTGAGATGAGAGCAGCACCCACAATTACTACATTTAATCCCTATGCTGCTAATAATAATTTTCGAAAACCAAATTCTTTAACAGATTACAGTGTTTCAGTGACTAGTACATCTAAGCATTTTTTGTTTTACAGTACAAGCAGTGGGACAGTCGCACTTAGTGGACATTTTACAGCAGCAGCGGAGTTATAGATGTATCAAAAAACTAGTAAAATTATGGGGATTGAAAATGCCGTGAAACGGTTAGAAGACAACGCCTTTATCCCATTCGACCCAGCAAACACAGACTACAAAGCATATTTGCAATGGTTAGCCGAAGGCAATGAACCACTCCCTGCTGATGAACCAGAAGGAGAAACAGAATGAAACTAATACTTTTACTCCCACTCGCACTACTCGGATGTAGCGACTACCCAGCTTCTGAGGGAAACGATAGCGAAGCGAACCCGATTGAAATTCATATCAACATTGACACTCAAAACAATCTGACTGATCCAGCGGATAACGATTCAATGCAGGTTGATGTGGATTCAAACAGTGACAGTGATTCTAGCAGTGACAGTGATTCTAGCAGTGAGGCAACCATTGATAACAGCACAGGTTTGATTTATTACGAATTTAAAATGATCAACTGAGACCCAGCAATGCCAACAGAAGCAACGGGAATAGTATCGATAATCAATGAGGTCGGAGTAGTGACTGCTGCCCTTTGTTTTTCTGCATGGCTTGTGGTTTATCTCCTCAAGGGGTTTGAGCGAGAACGAACCCAGTGGTTGACGAAAGATGATCTAGCAGACCAAGAATTACGACTTTTAATGAAGGAGTCAAATCAAGCTCTTACTGGGGTGTTGAAGGAAACAAACAGCACACTACTGGAAATGAAAATAGCAATCACCAAACTTGAGGAATCAATTAATAAAGGGACTCGGTGAAACTCCTCCTCCCTCTGTTACTTCTCAGTACGACAGCAGTTGCTACAGAGTTGGAATACAAAACCCACTTCCTCTTCACCTGGTCTAGCAGTTGTGTGCAGAAAATCCTCCCAGATTACCAACGCCAGGGGATGCCGTATGCGTTTGCCGTTAGTATGGCAAGTCAGGGTTGTGGATGTGTCATTGATGAGTTTCGTAAACATCACACCCAAGACGAGGTGCTGGGGTTTAGTGATGATGAGAGGATGGAGAGATCCATGTACTACACACGAATCTGTGTAGGTGAAATTAAGGAGATGTGATGTCAGTCAGTGAATCCAAAAATTTCAGTCGTGATGAATTGAAATGTAGTTTTTCTGGGGAGTGCGAGATTGAGGAAGATGCGCTTAACAGACTGCAGGCACTGCGGGAGGAGTGGGGGAAACCCATTAAACTGTCCTCTGCATTTAGAAGTTCTTCCCATCCGCGCGAGAGATTAAAACCAAATGGGCCAGGATACCATCACGGGAAAAACGGAAATGGTGGGCAGGCATTCGACTGTCTTATTGCTGGGGAAGATGTCGTCCCTTTCATTGCTCTAGCGATCAAGCATGGATTCCGAGGGATTGGGGTCTGTCAGTCTCCTAAAACCGAATGGAATCAGAGGTTTATCCATATTGATACACGAGACAAATACGCTTGTTGGAGTTACTGATGGAATGGTTAGAAATGATTAACTCAGCAGTTGATTCCGGGGGAGTCGAGCTGATTCTGACTGCAGTCGGACTTCCTGCTGCAGCCGTCGGAGTGGGGATCTATCGCAAGGTCAGGAAGACTAAAAAAATGAAGGAGCAGATCCTTGGCTAAACGATTAGTAGAGATTGCTCTCCCGCCAGGGTTTGTGGACGGGACCCCTCGCATGATCAAACAAAGATGGATCTCAGGGAACCATGTCCGTTTCCGAGATGGACGACTCCGACCTATCGGGGGATGGCAGGAGTTCCCCCTCTCACGACATTCTGAGACTCTGGACTCTGCCTGCAGAGGCCACCACCAGTGGAGGAATAACCTGGGAGTTGGGTTGATGGCCTTTGGGACTGCAGGATCTGGCGCACCAAATTATGGAAAACTCTACGCTGCAGAGATCGGCAATCCTGCCACATTCACAGACTCGACTGCAGATACCACCGATGGCAGTGATCAGATTACTGTGGATGACGGAACTGCCTATGAGATTGGAGATTTGATTTCCGGTGCCGGAATTCCTGCAGGGTCATCAATCACCGCAGTTTCCACCAACACGATCACGATCAGTGAGACCGCAACGGCAACTGCAACGAACATCACCGTCACGGTCACGCCAACCCTATCAAGACAACGTCTGTATGACATCACCCCCCCTGGATACCAGGCAACAGGAGATTCCGAGTTTCGGCCTGGGATGGGATACTGGTATTACGGTGAAGGGTATGAGTATGGTTCTGTGTTCAATGGTGCGGGATCTGCCTCTTATTCCCGACTGGCGCACTTTTCTATGGATAATTTTGGCGAAAACCTGATCGGGTGCCAAAGCGGAGACAAGGGCATCTTCTACTGGCAAGGAGATCCTGCGACTGCTGCAGAAGAGATCACCACAACTAACGGATACACGGAGAATGCTCCGACTGCTGTTGCGGTTTTGGTCACCCAGGAACGTCATGTTTTGGCACTGGGTTCCGCAGGCGATGCTCGGCAGATCAAATGGAGTTCGCAGGAAACTGTTGATGTCTGGACCCCCAGTGCCACTAACACGGCAGGAGATCTGATTCTGCAGACCACGGGCTACATCGTCTGTGCAAAAAGGGTCGTCGGAAACGTGCTGGTCTGGACATCCGTTTCTGTCCATCAACTGAATTATTTGGGACCTCCATTGGTTTATGGAGTCAACAAACTCGCAGATGGTGCAGGGGTCTTCTCTCCTTACGCAATACACTCCAGTTCAGAGATCACCTGCTGGCTTAATAAATCTGGATTCTGGGTTTTCGATGGATACGCTCGACCCCTTGAGTGTCCGATTCAAGATCGGGTCATGAGAACAGTCGATTGGTCCCAGGAAGGACTGATCTATTCAGGTGGGAATAGCGAATTTGGAGAAGTCTGGTGGTGGTGCCCTTCTCGGTCTGGGACTTCAGGAAGATGCTCGTACTATGTAGTTTACAACTATCGTGATGGAGTCTGGTACGACTCACTGCCTGACTCTGGGATCACCAGAAACTGCTGGATGGATAAGAATATTCTTAACTCTCCCATTGGAATCGATCCTTCAAATAATACCATCTACACCCATGAGTCCACAGATCCTGATCAGACTACGACGGCAGAAGCCGAAACGGGTGCAATCGACATCATGGCCGGGGAACGGTACAGCAGAATCAGCAAGATTTTCAGTGATTCAGATCAGGATGAAGCAGGTTCCATAAATTTCAGATTCTTTACTGCTTCCTCCGGTGATGCTGCAGAAATCGAATCTAGTGATTATCCTCTTGAGGCAGACGGAGAAATTGATGTCCGACTGCAGGGTCGTCAAGTACGGTACAAGGTCACAGGGGCACTGACTGCAGGAGACTGGACCGTAGGGAACACTCGATTTGAAACACACATTGGAGGTCGTCGATGATTCTCCCAAATCCCCCAGGGACCTATTTGCAGGCGTATTTTGCCCCAGTGCTCCAGCAGATTGCTCGGTTACTCACAACCAGTTACCAAAAAGGATCTGATGTTGAGCTGAACGCAGACCAAAGATTAATTATTGTTTCGCCCAACGGGACCCGTTACCAGGTCAAGACGGATAACTCAGGGAATCTCTCCACTTCAGTAGTGAGTTAGCTATGATTCGACAAGACGGAAACGGGAATCAAAATCGAACAGGAAGATCAAAAGAATATGCTCAGTATATTCCTGCCGCAATCGCAACATGGGACTATTTAACCAACCAAGGCGGTCCAAAACAGTCAGGAACCCAGACCTCAACGCAACAGAACCTGCCAGATTATGCTGTGCCCTTTGCACAGAACACATTGGACATGGGTAGGTATTTTACGAATAACCCCAACTATCGTCCGAGGACCTTAGATCAGGATTATTCAGGAATCCGAGGGTTCAATCCTGACGGATCTGCAGTCAGTCAAGTTGGACAGTTTGGGTTGAATCCTAGTTATCAAGTAAGACCTCCAGGCCCAGTGGCACCTCCACCAGATCGTTTCAACATCCTGCCAGGCATTAAGTACACCCCAGAGAAACCTGCAATGGAGGTTTTTGGTAAGGGTCAACTTAGTTTTGATCAGTATCAACAGTATCAAGGGTTGTTAGATCAAGGGATGAGTGAGGACGAGGCATTTAGTCAGGCAGGTGGTACTCCGTTCCCTAAACGACAAGGACCTCTAGGGTCGAATTTCGGAGAAGTCACCAGTAGTCGAGGAGGAGGTCGGGTTGCAAGGGCTGATCCATCAGGAAGTGCAGGAACCGAAGGCATGACTGAATATGAAGCAGAAGGGGGATACACCGGACCAGGATGGGATTTAGATGGTGACGGCAAGGGATACTACTACGATGGGCCAGGTGCAAATGAGTCAAATAATGGTGGGAGTTCTGACACACAGACTCAGACACAGGCGAACATCCAAACCCAAGGGATGTCTCCTGAAGAGATCCAGGCATTGATTGACCAGAACCTCCAACAGTTTGATCAGAACACAATCACTCCAGATGAAATGCCAACTCCGTTTCAATCGTATGATCGGCAACGGTTTACTGCCCCAGGAGCAGATACTGTTAGAGCAGAGGGGATTCTTGCAGGTAGATATGGTCAAAGATTTGGACCTAACGGAACAGACCCCTTTGCTGCTGCGAATCAAGCAGTGGGGAATGCGGCAAACTATACTTCAGGATTTCAAGGGACGACTGGCGGAATCGGAGGTCAGGCCGGAAACTACCGTGGATCTTTAGCCACGGCACAGGACCCTGGCATCTTCCAATCCAAATCCTACACGACCCCAGGACTGCAGAACACCTTCAGCAACCCAAATGCAGGTCTGACCAATGTGAATGCAGGGATGAGGAACGTCAATGCTGGACTCCAGTCCTCTCAGTACGGGAATGCGAACCGAGGATTGCAGGGTCCAGTGAACTATGAGCGGGATCAGTCGTTTGAGCAGTCCATGCAGAGATTCATGGACCCCTACACTGATCGAGTAGTCAACCAGACTATGCGCGATCTGGATCGAGTCCGTCAAATGCAGAATTCTGGGATCTCAGGATCAGCAGCACGATCAGGAGCATTTGGGGGGTCTCGCTCCCAACTCGCACTGACAGAAAATAATCGGAATGTGGCAGACCGAACAGCCGCAGCGGTGGGGCAGTTACGATCTCAAGGTTTCCAGAATGCAGCTCAACTGGCGCAACAGGAAGCGATGCAACGGTTAGGACTGACTGCCAGTGATGTTCAAAATGTGCGGGGACTGCAGTCCCAAGGAAACCTGCAAGGACAACGACTGAGTGCGGATGATCTCCAGAATGTCCGAGGTCTGACTTCTCAAGGTGCTTTGGCAGCACAGGGGTTACGATCCCAGGGGGCACTCAATGCTCAGAATCTCGGAGCACAAGGGGCACTTGCCGCACTAAATGCCAATGCGGGATTGTATGGTCAAGCTCTCGGCTTAAATGCAGGGATGGACCGAACAGCACTTCAGGCCAATGCTGGTCTGTTGTCGAACGCAATGAGTCTCGATGCAGCAGACCTGCGGGACCGACGAGCAACTGCTAGTGACGAGGCAAAATTCAGTGAATTAGCAAATCGAGCTGCAGGTGCCTTGAATCTACAAGGGGGCACAGCACTGGGCGATTTGGCACAGATGGGAACTGCAGACGAACGACAACGGATTGCGGATCTGGTGGCTTCTGGTCAAGCAGGAGATGCCAGAAACCAGCAGGATCTCGACTTCATTTATAACGAGTTTATGCGAGAGCAGGGATACCCCCAGGAACTGATTAACCTCCGTAATTCTGCGATTTCTCCAGCAACCGGATCAGTTGTGACTACTAGTTCCCCACTGTATGGTCAAAACCCACTGTTGCAGGCTCTGGGAATCGGATTGTCAGGGTACAGTTTACTCAATGATGAATAGGAGAGTCTGATGGCAATGTTACCCGAATACTATCCAGGTCTCCCAGAAGATCCATATATGGAATATCTGCGGAAGTTAGGACAGTTCCAACGATCTAGCAGTGATCTGCCGTATACCTCCCTAACGAATCTGCGGATCGAAAATCAATATCCAGGTGGTCGTCTGCCAGCACTTCCTGATGATCCTGTGGAAGTCATGAATCGCAACAGGGCATTACCTCAGTTCAACCGACTTGGTCCTCAATTCCCTGCTGCGTACTCAGAGAGTCCTGTGCCTGGTACAGCAGAGATGATGAGGGCAAGAGATTCACTGAATGATGATGCAGATCG